GTTTTTCAGATTTTTCTTTCTTTTCTTCTCTTTTTTTTGCTTAGGAAGGGTCTGCCGGCTGAGAAGCCGGACGTATCTGCCTATCTTGCAAAACTTGGAGTAGAAGCGGACGCCGATCGGACGTTCATGAGTACTGTTGACAATTACGTACCCATGTTGTTTGCGAAAGGTTGGGACCGTCACTACTCTCGGTATTGCGAGACAGTGTCCGTGTCGCTCGCGTCTTGTATGGAGCGATCACGTGGCGAGGGAGGTGCACGTGCTGCTGCGCAGCAAGAACTTTCCTATGATAAATTTCTAGAACTCTGTTTGACAGGTTCTGACATTCCGCCCGACAGGAAGGTCTCGATGGTGTGTCGAGATGGGAAGTACCGGCTGGTCACCGTTGCTTCTCTCCTGCAGGGTCAACTCCTCCCACTTCACCTTGCTATGTATGATCATCTTAGCAAAAATAAGTGGATCTTGAGAGGAGATGCGAAAGTCAGTACTCTTCGAGAATTCAAGCCTAAGGTTGGCGAAGTTTTTGTGTCCGGCGACTATGAGAGTGCCACCGACAACTTCAATGCCAAACATTCTCGTCGAGTTCTAGAAATGTCTCTTTTTCATGCCCATAACGTGCCCGAGGGCATTAAGCGCTCTGCCTTGGATTCTTTGACTGGCACCATCTGGTCTGATGATGTGCCTTATCCACAGGTGAACGGGCAGCTGATGGGGAATTTTCTTTCATTTCCACTTTTATGTCTTACAAATTTTCTGACTGTCGTCCACTCTCTTGGATGGCAACGTGCGAATTCGATCCCCCTTAAGATCAATGGGGATGATATCGTCTTTCGTGCAACCCAGATTGAGGCAGATAAGTGGGCGTCAGGTGTGCAAGCGTCAGGGCTCCGACTGTCGGTCGGAAAGACACTTAGACACTGGCGTTTTTTCTCGATTAACTCCGCGTTTTTTTGTGCTTCGTACCGGTCAAAGTTTCCGCGCATAGTTCCTGTCGTGCGGACTTCGACTTTGGTGAGAGATTGCTCAACAGCAGACTCTCTTGCCGCTCGGGCGAAGTGTTTTTCGTGGGGCTGGTCTGGGAAGAAGAAGCGACTGATGCAAGCGTTTGCCCTCGATTGGCATCACAAAGTGGCCGAATCCGGCGTTGTCTCTTGGACACGCGGAAGAGGTCTCGATGTGGGGCTCGAGGAACTGGCTGCGATCAACTTGCTCCAACGAGAGTTAGACCTCTTGGAACGCCCGCCAAATCTTGATCGTGATCCGGAGTCTAGGTCCGGACAGTCGTTAGAAAGTTTCGTGGAAGTTCGTGATACGTGGTCATGTCGTGACTGTCGTAAAGCGGGCGTTCATTCTCTGGCAGTTTTTCAGGCCAAAGAGACGTGGGAGAAGGAGTTCGTTAAGGTGCAAAAGGCTACTGCACCCGAGGTCCGAGCCAAGAAGCGCCGAGTCTCGTTGAAGAGGTGGCTTGGCTGTTCTTGGCGTACATACAAGAGGTATTTCCAGCGCAATCGCAGGGGAATGTCTATCTTGTGGGCTCGTGAGTGGCGTACTGAGCGCCGGAGAAAAATGAAAAACAAGACGTACATCGATACACGAACCTGTTGTGATCGATGTTGGTGGGCATGTGAAGAGGAACGTTCGAAAATTGAGCGTCCACACTTCAGTTCGTAATTCGTCTCAAACTTCCCGCGGCCGCCTAAGGTAAACTCCCCCGACTCTTCGGAGGGCCATACTTAGGTCCAGTTAACTGGATAATGGGGGTAAGTAAAAGCGAACGGGTCT